CGTATTAATTAAATAAATAAAGGAGGTGTGTTCCTATTGCTATCGAGGTATTAAACAACGGAAAGCTTGTCGTCGATGGTTATACATTAACTAGAAAGCAAGCATTATTTTGCGAGGAATTAGTTAATAACGGCTATAACGGATCAGCAGCGATCAGAGCAGCAGGATATAGCACATCCTCCGAATCAGTAATAAATAAACAGTCACAAGAAAACCTCAGAAAACCAGCAATACAAGCCTACATTAAGGTTCTTGAGGAACGATTAAAGAAACGGCAGACGCAACGAGTAGCATCGATCGAGGATAGAAGAATAGCATTAACCGAGATCTTCTTAAATGAAGAGCATAAGCTAACAGATCGGTTAAAAGCTCTCGATATCCTTAATAAGATGGATGCAGCATACGAGCAACGTATTAACGTAACGCAAAATAACCCGTTCGAGAATATTAAAACAGAAGATTTAGAATCCCTAATCGATAATAAAAAGTCGTAGCCTTTCCTATGTAGGACTGAACTTTAATGAACACATACGAACACATAAAGGAGGTGGTTACGATAGATGAAGATTTAATAATTCTCGGAGCTAAGCAAGAGTTAGCGAGACGTTCTTTTTTCCGTTATTGTCAATTAAAGGCGCCGGACTTCTATAAGCTCGAGCGGAAATACATCAAAGAATTATGCGACAGATTAGAAGCGTTTATTAAATCCGATAAAAAAATCTTAATTATTAGTATGCCACCACGTACAGGAAAATCCCGTACGGCTTCCCTTTTTGTTGAATGGTATCTAGGTAGGGATCCGACTCAAAAGATAATGACAGGCTCCTATAATGAGACCTTATCCACTAAATTCGCTAAATCTGTTCGTAATTCTATTCAAGAAGTAAAAGCTTCTCCATATATAACAGTATATAACGATATATTCCCCGGTACCCGTATAAAACAAGGCGATGCAGCTATGAATATGTGGTCCTTAGAGGGCCAATATGCATCGTATCTCGCTACATCACCTTCGGGCACGGCCACCGGTTTCGGTTGTTCACTCATGATTATTGACGACGTTATTAAAAATGCTGAAGAAGCTAATAACGAGTCTAAAAAAGAAGCTCTTTATTCATGGTTCACCGATACTATGTTATCTCGTGTAGAAGAAGGCGGCAAGATTATTATCATTATGACTCGTTGGGCTTCGAATGACTTAGCCGGTAAATGTATCGAATACTATGGCGATGAAGCCGAAGTTATTACGATGAAGGCGCAACTTCCTAACGGTAAAATGTTATGCGACGAAGTACTTTCCCTCGAGTCTTTTCTTGAGAAGCAAAAACAGATCTCGCCCGAGATATTCCAAGCTAACTATCAGCAAGAGCCTATCGATTTAAAAGGCCGTCTATATACGTCCTTAAAGACATACGATACCTTACCCGAATTCGACGAAATTAAATCCTATACCGATACAGCCGATACAGGGGAAGACTTCTTATGTTCTTTAATATATGGCGTAAAAGATAAAGAAGCTTATATTCTCGATGCCATATATACAAAAGAGCCTATGGAAATAACCGAGCCTTTAGTAGCTAGACATTTATTCGAGCATAAAGTGAATAAAGCCGATATTGAGTCTAACAACGGTGGTCGAGGCTTCTCTAGACAAATCGATACGATCTTAAAAACAAAATATAAGACTAATTATACAGTCATACACGCATTTCATCAGTCTAAAAATAAACAGGCAAGAATATTATCTAACGCAACATGGATTATGGAACACGTATATTTCCCTTTAAACTGGCATACAAAATATCCGGAGTTCTATAAAGCATTAACTACCTACCAACGAGAAGGTAAAAATGCCCATGACGATGCGCCCGATGCTTTAACCGGCGTCGCCGAATCGATTAATATTCAGCGCCCTATATTCTCTTTTACATAAAACGAAAGGTATTCCATGAGCCTAACCGAACAATGGAATAGTATCGTACGTAATAATGCGGGATTAACGGAAATAGAGTTCGTAAGGGCCGAGTTCGAGTCCTTTCTTTATTCACAAAAACGTTCGACTATCATCCAATCTCGTAAGTATTACGAAGGAAAACATAATACTCCTAAGCATCTAATTCCCGATGAAAATGGTAATGCTACAGATGCTACCGGTACTATTCCTAATCATAAAATTATTAATAACCTATTCGATGATCTAGTCGATCAAAAGACTAATTATCTTCTTTCTAAACCGATCGACGTTAAATGTAACGAAGACGTATCAGAATACTTTAATAAAAGCTTTCAACGTAAATTAAAAAATCTCGGTAAGGATGCGTATATCGGTACTATTGCTTACCTACATCCTTATATCGATGAACACGGTAATTTTAAGTTAAAACGCATGAGACCGGAATACGTAATTCCATTCTGGCACGATGAAGAACATGAGTCTCTCGATGCGTTTATTTATTTTTACGAATTCACCGAATATACAAATACCAATACTAAGGAACGCTACTACAAAGTTGAATACTATAAACCGGAAGGCGTTACGTACTATGTGTACCGTAATAATTCCTTGTATCTCGATCCGCAAAAGCAGCCGATGCCGTATATCTCGATGAATAACAGATATTACAACTGGCAGAACGTACCCTTAATATGGTTTAGATGCTCCTCCGAAGAAGTACCCTTACTTTCTAAAGTAAAACCTTTACAAGATGCATTAAATCAAATGCTATCTAACTTTGCTAACGTTATGTCTCAAGACGTACACAATACGATCCTCGTTATTAAAGGATATGACGGCGAAAACCTAGCTAAGTTCCGCAGCGAATTAGCTAAATACGGAGCGTTAAAGATTACGTCTTCTCCAGAATTCGAAGCCGGAGTCGAAGCTCTTAATATCGAAGTAAATGCCGAGAATTACGAGATTATTATTAAGCTTTTAGAACGAGCTATTATCACGAATGGTCGAGGCTTTGACGCTAAAGATGATCGTATGTCTAACAATCCTAACCAGATGAACATTAACTCTATGTACTCGGATATCGATCTCGATGCGAACGAAATGGAGACAGAATTTCAGGCCTCGCTCGAACATTTACTCACCTTCATCAATGCTTATAATTCTCTAACTAATAGACCACCATTAAAAGATGTAACCTTTATCTTTAACAGAGATTTACCTTTAAATCAATCTGAAATTATTGAAGCTTGCAAGAACTCTAGCGGTATTATTTCAGACGAAACTATTATCGCTAATCATCCGTGGACGCTCGACGCTCAAGAAGAGCTTAACCGAGTTAAGAAAGAACGTAACGAGGTACTAAATAATGACGTACTGGGAAGAACGCTTTCTTAATTTAAAAGAGCGTGGATTAAACACAGCTAACGAAACATATGAAGAATTAACTTCGATCTATGCGTATTCCTTAGAGAAGTACGAAAACCAGATAGCCGGTTTTATTCAGCGATACGCAAATAATAATCAGATTAACCTTGCCGATGCTCGTAAGCAGTTATCGGCGAGAGAATTAAAAGCGTTTAAATTAACGTTAAAACAATACGTTAAATTAGCGCAACAGAAAGATTTATCCCCTAAACAAATACGACTTCTTGAAAATGCCTCCATAAGAGCCAGATTAACACGCCTAGAAGAGCTATGGATACATACCTCACAATTCGTCGAATTATTAGCAGCACAACAGCATACGAATATTAACGATGCACTCAATAAAGTATTTACATCGACGTACTACGAGGCAGCTTTTATCACGCAGCAATTACAAGGGCAATATCAAACATTTAGGCAAGTACCGAAGAAGGCCATTCAAGAAGCTATTAATACGCCGTGGTTAGAATCTAACTTCTCCGATCGCATATGGGATAGAAGAGATAAGCTTATCCTCAAGCTACAACAAGAAATTACGAGATCATTTATCTCGTCAGAACCGACAGAACGTATTACAGAGCGTATAGCCGAGTCATTCGATACGGACTTACATCAAGCTAGACGTTTAGTCGAAACCGAAGTCGCTTACGTACAAGAATTAGCGTTAAATCAAACATTTAAAGAATTAAACGTGGATAAGTACCAGATATTAGCGACGCTAGATACTCATACATCGTCAGTATGTCGCCATCTCGATAAACGAATTATAGATCGTAAGGACTTTAAACCGGGTGTTACATCACCTCCGTTCCATCCGCATTGTCGCTCGACTATGATCCCGTATGTCGGCGAATTAATGGGCCGATCAGCTCGTATCGATGGCAAATCACAATATATAGACGATATGACATATGAAGAATGGCATAAGGAATACGTTAAGTAGGCTCCTTATCCACCCCTTGTCTTTTTTAATCGTTACAGACGATAAAGAATAACGAATTAAATCCTTTAAATAAATGTGAGATGTTACTCACGAAAATAAAACGAATTCATTAACAGGAGAATACTAACAATGACTAAAGAAGAATTACTTGCATTAAATTTAACAGAAGAACAAGCTACAGCAATTATCGAAGATTACGGTAAAAACTACGTATCTAAGTCTCAGTTTAATGAGAAAAACGAAAAATATAAGCAAGCTAAGCAAGAACTAGAAACTACACGCAGCGAATATAGCAAACTAGCAGAATCTGAAACAGCTAACGAAACGTTGAAAGCACAGATTAAAGAATTACAAGATAAAGCGGCTGAACGTGATAGTCAATACGCACAAAAGATTAAAGAAATGCAAGTAGATAATGGCATTAATTCCGCCATTCTTCAATGTGGTGTTAAGAATCCGAAAATCTTAACGTCTTTACTTAATAAAGAGGCTATTACTTTAAATGAAGACGGAACTGTTTCGGGATTACAAGAGCAAATCGAGGCGCTCAAGCAATCAGATTCTTATTTATTCACCTCCGATACTCCTAAAGGCGTAGTACCGGGAGAAACTAATACACAACATACAGGATTAACTAAAGAAGAGTTCAACAAGTTAACTTACGAACAGATGAACGAACTCTATACAGAAAATCCAGATCTATTTAATGAATTATCTAATTAATAAGGAGACCATTAATAATGGCTAATGAAACTAAATTGACTAACATGGTAAACCCTCAAGTATTGGGCGCCATGATTTCCGCTCGTTTACCTAAAGCAATTAAATTCACTCAAATCGCAAAAGTAGATAACACTTTGGTCGGTGTACCGGGTTCCGAAATTACACTTCCTTCTTTTAATTACATCGGCGCAGCTGAAGACGTAGCAGAAGGCGTAGCAGTAACTCCATCCGTAATGAGTACTTCTACTAAAAAAGCTACAGTTAAAAAAGCGGTTAAAGCCGTAGACTTGACTGACGAAGCTAAACTATCTGGTTATGGCGATCCTGTAGCTCAACGTGCAGCTCAATTAGCTAAATCTATTGCTGATAAAGTGGATAACGATATCCTTGCTGCTTTAAGTGGTGCTACTTTGACAGCTACTAGCGCTAACAAAATTTCTTACGAAGGTATCATGGATGCGATCGATAAATTGGCTGAAGAAGACGCTCAAGAAAAGGTTATCTTCATCGCTCCTTCCCAATTAACAGCACTTCGTAAAGAAGACAAATTCTACGATAAAAGTAAATATGGTAACGACGTAATCATGACTGGTGAAGTAGGTATGGTCGGTGGTTGCCGTGTAGTCGTATCTAAAAAAATCAGCGATGCCGGCGCTACTATCGATAACTATATCGTATGTGTAAATGCTGACGAAGAAGAACTACCAGCAGTATCCTTATTCATGAAACGTGATATTCAAGCCGGTGTTCAACCAGACTTATTGTCCGGTAAAGAAGTAATGGTAGCTAATAAGCATTACGCCGTAGCATTGACTAACGAATCCAAAGTAGTAAAAGCAACTTTCAAAAAATAAGGTCTAAATAATGGATAACGTAAAAGAACTAATTCGTATGGCTACACATTTTAATGTAACGGCCGAATATGATGGCGTTCTTCGTTATATCTATGAGTCCGAGGAACAATATTTAATGAACGTATTAAATAGAAGCGATGTTCCGGACGAATTACAGTACCTTCTCGAGAAAAGAGTCGCAGCTCGATTTATTCAAGCTAATAAAGATCGTATCCTTAGCGCCGAAGATCTTAACCCGATCAAGAAGCTAAAAGAAGGGGATACCGAGATCGAATTTAGTACGGATAAGGCGGCTGCACTCGATTCTCTTATTCACTTATGGCTAACTTTGAACGGAGATATCACATGTTATCGACAATTAAAATGGTAGCTCGTAAACATTATGAACGCCTATATACCGATACTTGTATTATCAAGGAACAAAGAAAAGCTATTAAAGATCCTAAAACCGGGATTATAACAAACGGAGAAATCGAATCTATTAGTTATCCATGCCGTATATCATTTAAGACTATTTCCTCTAACGATATAGTGAATAAGTTGCCGGCATCCTCTCAAGTAATCACTTTATTCACTTCTCCAGATATATATATAAAACCCGGTTCAGATATTGAAGTAGTAAGACAAGGTAGAACGTTTTCTTATACCGCAGCTTCTCAAACGGCTTTATACGATACTCATCAAGAGATCGAATTAAAACTAAGGAGTAAGCATAATGGCTAAGATTACGTTCGATCTTTCTGGTTTTAAAGAATTAGAACGTCGAACAGATGTTCTAAAGAAAAACCAGAAGGAATTATCTACTAAGATTACAGACGGTTTATCCCAAATATATTTGGCTACGGCTATAGCAGCGACTCCAGTCGGCGAGATACAAATTTCGCCCGATGGGAAAGATCGCAGTATGTCGGAACACATGAGAAGATCGTGGGAGGCTGAAAGGCTTAATCGTAACACGGTTAAGGTAACGAATTCGGCTTCGTATGCATCGTATGTTAACGACGGTCATAGACAGACTCCGGGAAGGTTCGTTCCTGTTCTAGGTAAGAGACTAACCAAATCGTTTGTAAAGGGTCTACATATGCAAGAGAAGGCTGAAGCGGCTACTAGAAAAGCTTCACAAAACATAATGAAGAATGCCCTCGATCAATTTCTAGAGGGATGGGATAAATGATTTACATTAACGACGTTATAGAAGGTATAGCAACAGTCCTTAATAAAGAATATAAATATTCGATATATGTCGACGAAATTAAATCCGATGCTGAATTCCCTTGCTTTGTAATCGAAACCTTGAGTACCGATCATATTCATTTAATAGGTGATCGTTACGAGCGCCGTCATGACTTCGATATTATGTTATTTATTGCAGATGACGATTATATCGAAGATCATAGAAAGCAAATTAATCCGATTGTAGAACAACTCTATTTCGATTTAGAGTATATCACTCTAAGCGATAATTCCCTATTACAAGGCGACGATATGAGTTATCGGATTACGGACGGGATTTTACATTTTAAAGTTTCGTATTCATATCATATTAGGAAAGTTCATAAAGAAGATCCTATGCAATCTTTAACGCAAAAACAAGAGGTTACACATGGCTAAAACTAATGACACGAACGAAGTGAGTGTGAGCGAAGTAACAAGCACAACGAGCGAAACTAATACAGCTCCGGCTCCTACATTCGATCCAGAAACGATTATCACTTCCGATAGATTCTCTCGTTATGCCGATATGCTCGGTGCAGTACTCGAAAATCGTGAATACTCCGTCGAAGAAGTCGAAAAGCTTCTCGATAGAACATTAAGTACTCCGATTGTCGAAGTATATAACGACTAATTACATATATTTAATTAATACATAAGGAGGCCTATACATGGCTCAAGGTGGCGGTTACTGGTTATTCCAAAATAAGGTATTACCGGGCGTTTACATCAATTTCGTATCTAAATTGAAAGCATTTGCCGAAGTCGTAGATCGTGGATATACTACTATGGCTTTGTCTCTCGATTGGGGCGAAACTAACGCTATCGTACGTGTAGAACAAGAAGAATTCCAGAAGGATTCTCTTCGTATCTTCGGTTACGATTATGCGCATCCTAAAATGAAAGGCTTACGAGACCTTTTCTTAAATGCTAAAACATTATATTTATATCGTTTGAATTCCGATGCAGTTAAAGCTCAGTCTACTGTTGCAACTGCTAAATTCGGCGGTGTACGTGGTAATGATATCGCTGTAGCTATTAGCGCCGATATTAATGCATCCGATAAATTCACAGTTACGACTTATATCAAAACTGACGACGTAGTTAAAAAAGTAGATGAACAGTCCGGTTTATCCACTCCTAAAGACTTAAAAGATAACGATTATGTCGTATTTACTAAAGGTGAAACTTTCACAGCTCAAGCTGCTAAATATCTTACTGGTGGTACTAACGGTACTCAAGTACAAGCATCTGATTATCAAAAGTATATCGAATTAATCGAGCCTTACTATTTCAATGTATTGGGTTATGCCGGTAGCGATACTACTATTCAAAACTTGTTTATTGCATTTGCTAAACGTGCTCGTGAAACTACAGGTCAAAAATTCCAAGTCGTATTATATAACCGTGATAAAGCTAACTATGAAGGCGTTATCTCTTTAGCTAATAAAGTAAGCGACTCCGGAGCCGAACCGGGTTCCGGTGTATACTGGTTAACTGGTGTTGAAGCAGCTTGCCCTATTAATCAATCTTTGACTAATAAAGCATACGACGGCGAATTTAACTTTAATGTTCAATATAAACAATATGAACTAGAACAATTCGTTAAAAACGGTCATTTAGTACTTCATAACGTAGCGGACTCCGCTTCCGGTAACGTTAAAGGCGGTACTCGCATTCTTAGCGACGTTAACTCCTTTACCGAATTCTCTAAAGAACGTACTAAAGACTTCGCATCTAACCAAGTTATTCGTGTACTCGATAACTCCGCATACGATGTAGCTCGTTTGTTTAGTAACTATTACCTAGGTAAAACTCCTAACGATCAAGACGGTCGTATCGCATTATGGAACGACGTCGTAAAATTATTCGAAGAATATCAAAGCGTACGAGCTATTAATGGCTTCGATCCTAAGGATGTAGAAATCCCGACAGAGGGCGAAGAAAAAGGCTCCGTAGTTATTAACTACAACATTAAGCCGACTGTCGCTATGGATAAATTGTACGCTACTTGTTACGTTAAATAAGGAGTTAAATAATGGCTGAAGTTCAAACTATGAACGCTAAAGACGTTGTATCCGCTAAAGAAGGTCGTGCTTTTATTACGATCGAAGGTAAACGATACAATTTC